CTCAAGACTAAAATCACCGTCTATCAGCTTCTCATCTAATATAAAACCATAATTAAAACCTGACCATCCACCACCTGTGATATAAACACGTAGGTGCTCTTGTCCGGACTTCATTCCGGATACTTTATCTGCAGCGTTTGATGTTATTTCCATATTTATTTGCGGTGAAGTATGTACATTGCCCTATTTCTATGATATAATAAGAGAGTATCTCTGCGGAGGGACAGTATATATTAATGGGTGGTGGCGTTTCCCTTCATGTTCTTTGTTTGTTCTATTAAAATATCCTGATCATGTTGGATTTCGTCTAAAATAATCTTCATGTAATGAGATTTAATATCATCTTGAATATCGGTCTTCAATAAAACGTCGTGATCATTTAAAATATGTTGAGATGTTGCGGCAAATGGTATCCAAGGAGTTAGAACAAAACTATCCCCACCTTCAGTAATAACCTTCATAGGCTCTTCAATATGTATTAATGCACCATTAGATTCATCATCTACTTCATGAGTGTAAGCAATTATATTCTCACCATTGATGAGCTTATATAATCTTACAGGTAACCGTGATATATCTTCTGGGAAATGTTTGTCCATGTATGTATTTATAATAATTTAACCTCGTGTATCTTAAATTTGAACCTTTCTTTAGAATATATTTTAACTCTTTCCGCACTATGATTTAAGGTATAATTCTTATTAGATTTCCAATGTAGGTCATCAGCTATATCATATATCGTTGTATCTAAAGTACTCTTTCTTAATCCTCTACCAATACTTTGCAATACCCTTATCTGACTCTTACTAGGTGATGCAAATATAATGTTATGTAGGTTAACTATATTTATACCTGTAGAGAATGTACCATATGAACAGACTAATATAGCATTAGACTCGGTCTCTGTTATACCTCTTATCTCTTCACGTGTGTCCGCAGGTGTCTTACCACTGACATAGAATACTTTTCTTGTATTATCACTCGCTTCATTAATTAATCTAAATAGAGGTTCACCATGCTTCTCCACATACTGAAACAATACTAATGTATTACCTTTTAGATCTATGGCTAAATTCTTTATAAAATTATTCCGCCGCGATGATGTAACAATCCAATCTACCTCATCTTGGTATTTCATTTTACTTACTTCTTTACAATGTTCTTCTTTATGTTTAAGCAATAGTATATCGATTGATATGTTTGCAAGATCTCCACGGTCAATCAGTTCTTTACTTGTTGTGATATTCTTATGTGGTCCAAACAAACCTTCGAGGACAAGCTTATGTGTTTGTGTACCATCTAATGTACCTGTTAAACCATACCTATAATTTGCATTCGAACACTTCGTCAATATACTTGTTAATGACTTCGCCTTAAATCCATGAGCCTCATCACCAATAACCATACCGAACTTCTGAAAATATCCCTTTTGCATTTTGTATATAGACTGCCATGTAGACACATAGATCTTTTTTGTTTCATGACCTTTATCTTTACCAGCCATAATCTCATGACACATATTCTCTGCATCAAACATTGAATCATTCTCTGAGTACTTCGCAAAGTCACCAACCATTTGTTTAACAAGACTTGTGGTAGGTACAATCAATAATACCTTATCAGCAATATGGTCATAGTTAGAGTCTAAGTAGTATCTCATCATAAGATATATTATATAAGATTTACCTGAGGCTGTAGGACTTACCATCAACGCTCGTTTATTTTCTAAGCCATGTTTTACTGCAGCTAACTGGTAATCTCTTGGAGGGAATGGTAATGCAAACTCATCTATAAAAGACATATCAACTTCTTGATGTGCACCAGGAAGGTTAGCCTCACTCTTAAATATATCGTGAGGTAGAATTTCTATTTGTATATTTCGCTCTGCACAGAATGTACAAACATGTTTGTATAGACCACTGTATATAGATTGGTCACGTAGGTTGAGTAGTCTTAGTTTGCCATCCCATAGTTTGTTACGGAATTGTGGCATGAACTTATAGCCGGGGACAAAGAATGTAAAGTACTCTGCTAGCTCATGTATGATACCTTTATCATCACAATCAACATACATATAGGCAGCATCTTTAGTCTGTACCGTTAATTTTTCTATCATACACCTGCTTCAAAACTTCTCCATTTTATAATGTTACCAATGTTCTGATGTCTCCATCTTATAGTACTCATGATCTCTTCAATAGTTTCCACTTGAATCTTTTGTACTTCTAATAATGCCTGTGATCTTTGGATATCTGTATCAGCATCATAATAATAATTCATATCACCTTTAAGAGGTTTATTTAATCCACCGAATGGATCGTACTGCCACTTAAATGCATCTATCTGATCTTTAGATAGTTTACCATTATAGTAAAGCCATTTATCTTTAAGCAATGTCTTATACTCTAAGTCATACTTCTTACGTGTCATCTTCGCAATGGTAAGTAACTCTAAGTACTTAGAATGGATTCGTGCCATCCTTATAGTAGTATCATCTAATTTTAATTCGTCGATCTGGCCATCATTCTTCCACATCTCAAGTATCTGTTCTGTATTCATAGTATCCTAGTTATATCTATATTAGATATATTATATCATAATATAGTCTCAATGTACATAGCCTTATATGTTTTTGGCATCATCTGTTCTGTTGATTGGTTTCTTGATTTGTCTAAAACTTTTGTAATGTTATAATACTCTTCTTTGTGTGTTGATCCTTTAATATTATCTATAAATGTTATTAAAGACTCTGTCATAATTCTTATTTCATTATGAGATGTTTCAGCAGCATAAATTATAAGATCATTTTTTATTTGTAATAGATTTGTTTTTGGAAGATGTGCTATCTGATATTCATCTGGACCATATAAAAAATTTGTTTTAATTAATCCACAATGACTAGCCGTATCACCTAGAATTTTACTTGTAATATCATTCCACCATTTACATGTTTCTATAAAATAGTTTACATTCATTAATGACCAGGTTGGTGCCCAAGAAATTTGTATATTATCATTATACCTCATAAATTCTAACCAATCATGTGTGGCTTTTTCTGTTATATCCCAATTAGAATTATGTCTCATATATTCTTGTACTGTTCCTGTACCATCTATACTTAAAAATATTTGGCATCTTTTAAATTTTTGTAATATATCAAGATGTCTTTGTTTAGGTATCCAACTAGCATTTGTAAATATAAACATTTCTATATTAGAAGGTTCAATTTTATCTATAAATTTAAACCAATCTGTATGTAGCATTGGTTCACCACCAGATATTTTAAGATATTCTAAATCTTTAAAGTCATCTTCTTTCCAGTCTCTTCCTAAATTTAATCTTTCTGTTGTTGAATATGATTTAAGTCCATGTTGTTTAAGTAATTCATTATCTTCTATCCAGCTATGACTAAGTTCACTATTGCAAGTTCTACATGCTAAGTTACAAAAATTTCCAAAGGTAACTTCAATATAATTTAGTTTTGGATTAGTAAGATTAGGTATAATCGAATCATATCCCCATGGTGAATTCAGCTGTTCTAATTCTTTTTGGCGTAAGCTTTGTATTCCGTGTTCTTCTTCAAAATAACATCGGTCACACCCAAATACCTTTTCTCCGGCTAACATTTTCTGTTGTACATCTTTTATATATGGATGTTTAAGATGATCTTCTAGGTTATCATATTCACCTATTAAAGGCAAAAATTTACCACCATGTTGTGTTTTATCTTTATCGTTATAACCCCTAGAATAAGCACAGCATACTCCAGCTCTACTTGTAGGGTGAATAAATATATGATTAAATGGTAACGGACAGAATGTTGGGGATATCATATTCATCTAGCCATGGGAATGTTTTCTTCCAATCACACCCTCTTCTTCTGTCTATATCTGTTAATTCAGTCTTAAGTAATTTTATCAGCTCGTGATTAACCGGTGTGTTATCTATTGACTTTTCATATCCTTCCATCAATTCATAGATACGGCGCTTCCATACACCTTTGTCTAACTCTGCATGTAACCTTTTAAAATCTTCTTTAAAGAATCCTCTAGGGAATATATCAGGTGCCATATGATTTGGCCATACAACAAAGTTACCAGAGATGTATATAGGTTTAGTCTTTCCATTCTCTTTCACACCTGACTTTTCTTCTTTTGTTACTGGGTTTTCAGGTATAGGTGCTTTTACTCTTAATGGATTTCTTAGATTATTCCAATAGTTTAATCTTGTTATTAGTTCTGGCATATCTCTTATAGTTGTTGCAGCCATAGTCATATGTATTTCAGTTTCTATCTCTTTATAATCTAATGCAAGTATACCAAGATTCCTATCGAACTCTTCTAACTTTGCACCCCAACGTGTGTATTCAAATGCATCTCCCCAACAATCAATAGAACATATAATTCTTACCTGCCCTAGATTACCAATGGCACGAAGGAAATCTATATGATCCAGAGTCTCACGAAATCTTTTCTCGGGGCACTTGAGGTTACTAAATATAGTTAACTCTAAATTAGGGCAAGGGTGAGATTCAAAGAAGTCTAAATTCTCTAACAGCTCTGGTTGAAAGAATGGTTCACCGCCTAATATATTATATTTAACTAATGGCTTATGGTTGTCTTCCATCCATTCCCAGAACTCACTCTTTATTCTTTTGAAATTCTCTTTGTCTTTAAAGAAGTCTAATGCATAATTATTAATATTTTGTTCTAGACCAAACTTCTTATTCTCGGTTTCCCACTTAGAACTATATTCAGCAGAGCAATATATACATGCTTGATTACATACATTACTAAAATACATCTCTAATATTTTACAATCGGTCGTGCTAAAGTGTTTAGGGTCCATGGAGTTAGCCTCCATTCTATCTGAGATACCATCAGCATCTTCTATCTTCTTGCAGTACTCACAACCTTTGCCTGGCCATTTACCTTGCAACATAAGTTTACGAGTTGCCATCTTAGTAGGGGTGTGATGAAACTTACCAAAGTCTCCCTCAGGTACTTTATCGTATGTGGTTCTATGACAACTGGCAGATGTACCTTCACTCAGTTTTATAGATGACCACACAAATTTTAAGGCACAGGTAGGATCTTTAAGACCTGTATGTTTTTTCCAATTACTCTCTGGCATAGTTATATTTATATTAGTTTGTACATACGTTGTAAGGCAGTGACTGTATCATATACATGAAGATCTGGATGTTTTCTATACTCTTGAAATTCATTCCAGGTAATAGTCTCTGCATCAGTATTTATATCATTAGGTACATCGTTGTTTCTCCATATAGCTATACCTGTCTCTCTGTCTATAATAAAATATTCTTTCTGTAATTTTAGTATATCGAATGTAGCTCTCCAACTTGTACCACAACGTGGCGCATCGTTTTTCTGA